CGCGCTGCGGGTCGGGGCTGTCGATGCGCTCACCATCGACCTGAACCAGATCGTCACGTTGGCGCACGCGCCTGTGTGGCCCGCGGTCAACCAGAACCGCTTCTGGTCTGGGCCTGCCAGCGGTGGCTCAGGCGTACCCGCTTTCCGCAAGCTGGTCGGTCTAGACTTGCCGACTGCAACGGCTGGGAGCGGCATCAGCGGGCAAGGCGCCATTCAGTCCTTGGCGGCGCAAACGCCGCACCAGTTCTTGACTGGGGTTGTTGACGTAAATGGCTTACCAGCCACGGCGCAACCAGCGGGTACTGATCTTTCTGATTATAGTCCTAGGTCAGCCAATATGACGGCGCTGACTGTCAGTGTAACGACGCTGGGTGATGGGGTGTTTAGCGGTGTTTCATCGTTAGGTTATTACGTGAAGTTTGGTGCGCTTATCTGGTTTGGCATCCGGGTCATGTTTACGCTGACCCATACCACTGCGTCCGGTGTTCTGACTATTGGCGGTTTACCACCGGGAATCAGTGCCAGCTACGATTTTGTTCAATATGGAGTGACGCCAGTGCCTGTGTCGCCAGCTAACACCGGTCTGTTTGGTAGCATTAGCACTGCCGGTAACTTGGTTGGTTTCATTTACGGTAACAACTATGTCGGTAACAGCTTCGGTCCTTCTTACGGCTTAGTGAGCGCCACTGCCTATCAGATTCACGCTGGCGGCGTCTATGCGGCAAACGGATACTGATTCGATGTCCAACTATACCATTGAAGAAATCGTCCGTGAACTGACCGTTTTACAGGGTACGGAGTACCTTGAGGGCCAGGACGACGTGGGTTCCTTCAAGACGAAGGTTGGAGTCGTACTTGGTGGAGCAGCGCTCCCGCCGCCGACACCGACTAAGCTTGGCGGCGTGTTCTCATTCCCGCCCGTGCTGCACAATTACATCACTGGCATCAGCGCTGCTGGGCAGCCGATCGCAGCGCAGCCGGTCTTCAGTGACTTCGCGGGTACGATCGATCCTAGCCAGTTGCCGACACCAACAGCGACGACGTTAGGTGGAGTGCTATCTCTAGCAGTGACGGCACACAGGTTTGTCACTGGCATTGGACCGACCGGCGCACCGACTACCGCGCAACCGCTGTATTCCGATATTGGTGGCGTCCCGGTTATCCCGCCGCCCACGTCGGTTACCTTGGGCGGCATCAACTCGCTGAATCCGACGCCGCACAACTTTTTAACCGGGGTCAGCACGGCCGGTGGCTTGCAGACTGCGCAGCCAGCGTTCAACGATCTGACTGGGCAAGCGACGCCAGGCCAGCTGCCGTTGCCAACGCTCACCAGCGTGGGAGCGGTGCAGGCCTTTGCAGCGCCCGCTCACAACTTCGTGACCGGTATTACGACCGGCGGAGCGATCGTGGCTGCACAGCCTGCGTTCGCCGATATAGCGGGTGTCGCGGCGCCTAGTCAATTGCCCACGCCCACAGCGACGACGCTTGGTGGCGTGCAATCACAGGCGCCTCTCGCTCAGAGTTTCGTAACGGGCATCAGCACGGCAGGGGTGCCAACGCTGCGTCAACCGAACTACACCGACTTGGCTGGTGTGCTGCCAAGTCCAACTACCGTCACTCTAGGCGGTGTCAACGCGCTAGCGCCAGCATCTCACCTCTTTGTGACCGGCATCAGCGCGCTTGGTGCGCCAACCACCGCCCAGCCTGCCTTCACCGACATCTCTGGTGTCGCTGCGCCTGCGCAGATTCCAGCGCCTACGACTACGACCTTGGGCGGCGTGCAGGCGCTAGCGCCGGTCGCCAACAGCTTCGCAACTGGCATCAACACGGCTGGCGTATTAACAGTTCGACAGCCCAACTATACCGATCTGGCCGGTGTGCTGCCGAACCCCAGCCTGACAGTGCTGGGCGGCGTTAACTCGCTGGCGGCCACGCCCCATATGTTTGTGACTGGCATCAGCACGGTGGGCGCGCCCATCGTGGCGCAGCCAACAGCGACGGACCTCGCTAATGGCGTCACTGGCACCGGCGCCACAGTGCTGGCAACCTCGCCCACGCTGCCAAGTGGCCTGCTTGTCGCTCCGCCTGGAGCGACGCAATGGGAGCTCGCGCAGCGGCCTACTTCCCCAGGGGCACCCAACGCCACTTTCTATCCGACAACAGCGTCAACGGCGATGATCGTGTCGCTGTTCCCAAATGGGACGCCACTTGCCGCGAACCCAACCGGCATCAACATCTACGACTCCGACGTCTTCAACAATACGACAGCGCCGACTAACTGGATTGAGATGCATATGGCATCTGATGCAGCACGGTTGGCCATTGGTACCTCAAATGGTGCCACTCAGAAGCCGTTTATCCTGAGTGTCGGTGCCGCTGATATTGCCACGTTCAGTCAAAATGGCCTAGTGGTGACAGCGCCTGGAGCCGAGTTTGCGTTGTCGGTCGTTGACTCAACGCTGGCTTTGAATGCGGCAAATTACATCACTATTGGCGTCTCCGATTCAGACTTCAATTCCGGGTTCCTGGGGTTCAGCAATGTCGGCGGTGCTGGCTCCAAGAACAATGTGGTTGCTGTCGGGCTGTTCGGTGGCGGTGAAATCACTATTGACGGCAGTGGCAACTTGGTTGCGAACGGTTCGATTGCCGGTAATGGCAATGTCTCAGCTTCTGGACCGAATGCCGCTTTTGCAGCTTTCTCGCGCACCGGTACGGGCAAGTCGTTTCTGCTCTACAACCCGACTGGTGTTGATTATAGGATCTACGACTCTGTCATTGGTGACTTGGTTTCGGTCAGCCCAGCCGGACTCAATCTGTTACACGGCACCTTCCAGCTGAACGGCGTGCCGCTGGCGCCCAGCGCTACTATCGACACGACTATCGCCTCGAATATTACCAGTGGCATTCTGCCCGCCGCGCGCCTGCCGACACCTGCACCCAGCGCCATGGGCGGCGCGTTTTCGCTGCCGGTAACGGCGCACAACTTCGTCACGGGTCTAGGCACTAACGGCTCGCTGACCACTGCACAGCCGGCGTTCACGGACATCAGCGGGCTCATAGCGCCGGCACAGCTTCCCGCACCTACAGCCACCACGCTCGGCGGTGTGCAGTCGAAGACGGCGGTAGCGCACCAGTGGATCAACAGTGTTTCGCCAGCTGGAGTGCATACCTCTAGCCAACCAGCTTCGACTGATCTGAGTGACTACACTGGCACCACTAGCTTCGTACCGACTCCCAATATTGTCGGTACTGTCGGCGATGCCGTCTTCACTGGCGTCACTGGGGGTGGCAGTTTCCGGCAACTAGGCTTCTTGGTCTGGTTTGATCTGAGCCTTCGCTTCACATGCACCTTCACGACCGCGAGCGGAAGTTTTGGCATTGGTGGGTGGCTGCTCAATCCGACAGCTGGTTTTGCTGGCTATACCTTCTTCAATGTGACGCCATTCCCAGGTAGTCCATCGGACCACCTCCTTGGATCAGTGTCTAACGGCTATCTGACCGGGGTGATTACGGGCAACGCCTATATCGGCAACGTCTGGGGACCGGCTTCGAGCGGTGTGTTCGGTTTTGTCAGCGGCACTGCTTATACAATCTACGCCGGGGGCATTTACACGACTGGTTAGGGAGCACAGCATGGTCGCGATTCTCTTTCTAATCTGCGTCGTTATTGGTTTCATCATGTGGTTCTTGGCCACGTGGCCAGTGCCGTTTGCTGAGCGGGTGGCCCGGGGTTTCTTCCTCGCCGCCGCGCTGCTGTGGGCGTACCAGTCGCTCGGAAGCAAATGACTCTCGTCGATATCAACGACCCGGAATTCATCTGGCAGGTGTGGAAGACTCAAGACGGGCGCATCTTGGGTCCTTCGATCCCTATTGGCATCAAGGCGTCGGTCACCTATGCTAAGCTTGACGATCTAGGTAACTGGATCGAGCTACCGAGGAAGATTCCCATTGAGTGACGATCAGCAGAACGATCCGGTAACCACGTCAACGTTGGTCGAAGTGCTGACGCGCGCGAAGGCCTACTTCAGCGATGACAACATCTATGACGTCACGGCACAGCGCGTGCTCGACGCCATCCTGGATGGGCTGCCAGAGCCTACGACTGCGACCGATCCTCCGACCGAGTCGACACCTAAGGTGCCAGCGAAGAGGCGTGCGAAATGAGTGACCTGACTACGCTAGCGACGCTGACGCGGGTGATCGGCCGCACCAAGGAGCGCGTGCAGTACGACCGGCACCTCGACCCTAGCGCGCTGAACGTGCTTGAGGTGCTGTTAGAGGAGCTCCACAAGGAGCTGCAACCCAGTATCAGGAGTCCTTTGAAGACTCATGCCAGCTCGCGGTGAATCTTTCTACGATGTGCTGACCGCAGCCATCAACGATATGCTCGAGTATGGGTATGACGATCCAGCACGGGTGACTGAGTGGAACCGGCGCCTACGTGAGGCGGCAGTGGCTACATGGGGCAGCGCTCACGACGTTGAGGAACGCCTCAGCGAAAGCTTGCGCGCCACTTTCAGGCGCATGGTCGAGCAGGACGGAGCGCTACGGGCCCACACAGGCGTGAGCCGCATGAGCTATGACATGCTGAAGCCGCGCCTGCGCGCCGAGCTGGACCGGCGGCTGCTGGCCGCTACGGACCTGATACGCTTGAACCGCGAGGAAGCAGTGGCGCGCATGGGCAGGCGCTGGACAGGTTGGGCAACATCAATTCCGAAGGGCGGGCCTGCCGAGATCGCTCGTGTCAAGCTAAAGCAGGAGATCAAGAAGCCTCTGCAACGGCTTCCATTCGAGGAGCGTCGCCTGTTTATCGATCAGGGCCACAAGATGGTTGCTGCGGTGAACGCTACGATAGCCTTGGATGGTGGGGCCATCGCCGCCAAGTGGAGACACGTTCATCAGCTTGGCTACGACGCGCGGCCAGCACACTTGGCGCGCGATGGCCAGATCTTCCTGGTGCGTGACTCTTGGGCTCATCAGCAGGGCTTGTTGGCGCCAGTAAACGACAACGGTTTCACGGACGATATTGAGCAGCCAGGCGAACTGCCGTTCTGCCGTTGCAGCTATGTCTGGTTCTATCGCTTGCGGCAGCTACCAGACACCTTGCTGACTCAGAAAGGCCGCGAGCAGCTGGCCGCAGCGCGGGCGATGTTAGCTGCATGAAAGCTGCTTTGTCGGTCCTGATTGTTTGTGCTATCTTAGGAATCATCTTGTTTATCATAACACGGTGAAGCTATGCCGCTGACCTCCAAGGGCGAACACGTGATGTCCGCGATGAAGAAAGAATACGGCGGCGAGAAGGGCGAAGAGGTGTTCTACGCATCGAAGAACAAGGGCACGATCAGTGGCGTTGATGGTGCAGTGAAGGAGCCCAACGACAAGGACTTCGCCGAGCACCAGCGCATGGTGCAAAAGATGAATCAGCAACAACGCGAATTCATCCGCAACAAGCAGACTGGCCGCAGCGACGAGCTGAGTCCCTTGGCTGACCGCATCGACGCCCTCAGCCAGCGTGCTGATGGGCTGGACGACCGTGCGCACGAAGCCGCCCGCCAGGACGCGGTGCGCGTATCACGCGAATGCGCAGACAACGAAGGCGAGAACCAGCGTCAGCAACCACGCCGCGATGCTGAAGGCGAAGTGACTGTCACCGCCAAGGCGCACAACCCCGCCACTGGCAAGGTTGACAAGGAGGTCACCTACAAGGCCCGCAACATGGCCGAGGCGCAGAATTGGGCGAAGTTCAACAAAGATTACATGCAGGACTTCAAGTTCAAACGATCCGATGCCGAAGGCGAGTACCTCCGTCAGCGCAAGGATGCGGGACGTCCTGCACCAGGTGGAACTGATAAGGGCATTAACTACATCATTCCCAAGGAGGGCGGTTGGACTGCTCGTCATGCCAATGGTCAAGTGGGCCCTGAGAAATTCAAGACACGCGAAGAAGGCTTAGCCTGGTTGAAAAAGGCAAATTCTCGCAGCGATGTTGGCTTTAACTTGGCAGAAGTCTCCTCGCCAGCGCAGAATGAGTCGATTCCTGACGATCGTGACTTCGCTGATCCCTGGATCGTGCAGTTCCAGGATCCGGAAGGATATTCGAATCCGCCAGCCTATACGGTGCGCGCTACCGATCGCGACACCGCAGTCAAGAAGGCACGTGAGATGCTGTCGACTCGCTGGGCAGAGAACTCGACCCAGCGTAATCGAGCCAAGACTTTCACGCTGAAGAGCGTTAAGCGCCCCTAGCCTCTGCCCATAGCCTGCATGCCGTCAAGTGAGCCAACTGGCGCAACTAGGTTAGGTGCGCGGGGTTCACGTCCAGGCACACAGATAAACACTTGCAAAGCAGGGACGTTAAGCTGTGTATTAGTGGTGACCGGCCCTTGAATGGTTTTCACTAGGTACTGAAAACCTACTATCCGCATCATCACGTCGTTGATACTGATGAAACTGCCCACATTGGGTGGTTCTGGCAGGACAGCCCAGCCGGCGTCAACTAGATCGTCTATTTTCGCCGTCAGCACGGACTTGCCAGTTATGTCAAGGAACTGTGCGGCCATCATGCTCATTACTGCCTCCTGCGCAGCACAGCTTGCGAAGACTTGCAGAAGAACACAATGACTTCCACTGCTGACGCTTTCGCAGCTATTGCCCGTCGCGCAGATGCAGTGGTGCGTCGTGCCGATGCGCCCGACACTAAGGGCTGGAAGTGGAGTATCCAGGGCCTACCTGGCCGTTATGACAAGAATGCAGTCTATTCGAGCAAGCAGGCGGCGCTCGCTCAACTGCGCAAGCTTGCCAAGGAGATGGCTTACCCAAGGAACCCGAACGGTTACATGATGGACAAGGCCAATGCCAGGTTGATTGGCTACGGGCCTGGGTTCTTGGGCGATATGGGCGGTAAAGAGATGGCTCTGCACCGCCAAGAGATTCACGTCTGGTTCGATGCTAACGGCAACATGAAGCAATGAGAGCATGATCGTCGCTGCCGGCATTCTGATTCTAGCGCCAGACCCGCGCACCGGGGCAGAGACTGCTCTGATGTTGCAGCGCGGTGGCGGTTCTGATCATCCGTTCGAGTGGGCGTTCCCAGGTGGGCAGCAAGAGGGTCTGGAGAGCGTTGCCGAGTGCGCCTCGCGTGAGTGTGAAGAGGAATGCGGTCTAGTTGTTGATCCACGCACCTTAATCGAGCCATGGACGCGCGGTATCGCACCAGCTGAGCAGCCGTTTGCCGGCATGTCGACAGAGACGGTAATGCAGTTGGACGACGTGGATTTCACCACGTTCATCCATCGTATCCCATCGCAGTTTCGACCGATACTGTGCGATGAGCATGACGCTTGGTGCTGGGCACCGGTCGAGCGCCCACCGCAGCCCGTGCATCCGGGCGCGCTGACCGCGCTAGGTCGTCTGCGCTGGAACGAACTGGAGTGTGCTCGCGCCATCGCTGCTGGGCAGTTGATGAGCCCTATTCGTTACATGAATATGTGGTTGTTCGCGCTGCGGATCAGTGGCACTGGCGCTGCCTATCGCGTAGGTCTCAAGGAGTTCGTCTGGCGAGAGCCGGCTGAGTGGCTGAACGAGGAGTTCCTGGCGCGCTGCAATGGCCTGCAGGTCATCTGGACGCACCCGCCTAAGGCAACCTTGGACAGTAAGGAGTTCGCTCAGCGCACGATCGGCAGCATCTTTCTGCCCTACATCAAGGGTGATGAGGTGTGGGGTATTGCGAAGATCTACGATGAGGAAGCCGCGCAGGAAATGCGTGATAGTCAGGTCTCTACCAGCCCGACAGTGGTGTTCGGTCCTGAAAGCGGTGGTGAACGCCTGACAATGGAGGATGGGCAGCGGGTGCTTATCGAGGGCGTCCCGCGCTTAGTGGACCACGTGGCCATCTGTGCGGCGGGCGTGTGGGACAAGGGTGAAACACCCATGGGTGTCGACCGCGCCGCAGCGCTCGAACCCGTGGCAGACGCACAGCCGCTCCGATACAACAAAGAAGGTCTGAAACGCCTTCAGCGTCGTGCCGAGAATCTTCTAAAGAAAGACGAACGCGGGCGGGCGCTTAGCCTCCGCGCCCGCACCCTGGGCCTTCGGGCTCGAAACTGACATGAAGTCTGAGGAGGACACGATGTCAAAGGAAGACCTGATCATTCGGGCCGACGCCGAGGAAGAAGAAGAGAAGAAGGAAGACGCACAAGCGCGCAGTGACGAGGCGCTGAAGCATACCATCGCCGACGCAGTGGCCGACGCGATGAAGCCGGCCATGGACGCTGCCACCCGTTGCATGGATGCGGCGGAGAAGTGCATGGACCGAATGGACCGCATGGACGCCCGCATGGATGCCATGGGCCGCAAGGACAACGAGGAAGAAGAGGAAGAGCGCGACGACGGCTGGAAGCGCCGCCAGGGCGACAAGAAGCGCGGCAAGGCCGACGCAGCGGCGAAGACCGATTCCGACGGCGAGGAAGAAGAAGCCAAGGGCGAGCCCGAGCCGCCTGCTGCCGACAAGAAGCGCCGGGACGAAGAGACGGCGCCGGAAAGCACCAAGGTCGATGCGAAGCGCCGCGATGAGGAAGAAGAGAAGGAGGAGAAGAAGGAGGACACCGCTCATGCCGATGCCGATATGGCAGCGCTGCGGGCGCAGGTGGCCGATCTCACCACCCGTCTCGGTCGCCAGGAGATGATCACACCCATCCCGATGACCGATGAAGCGGCACACGCCATGCTCGAGCAGCAGGCGCATGCCGACGAGGTGTTCAGCCAGCTCGGCGAGCGGGCGCCGCCTCCGCTGGTCAACGAGACGTTGTCGACCTATCGTCGGCGCCTGTTGCGCAAGCTGTCTCCGTACTCGGACAGCCTCAAGGACATCAAATGGGAGGCGATCAACGACGACGTTGCGCTCAAGGAGCTCGAGAGCAAGGTCTATGCCGACGCGGTACATCACGCCAACAACCCTGCCAGCATTCCGGCTGGCATTCTCATGCCTCTCACCGAGCGCACGCCGACCGGCCACACCATCACGCGGTACCGTGGTGATTCGTCGGCCTGGATGCTGCCGATGGCTGGGGCAGTCACTCAGCACGTCAAGGAGTTCCTGAACACCTAGTTCAGGCGCAGAGTATAACCTCAAGGGAGAGCCTTATGGCTGATTCGTATCTTGCGGTGATCACGCCGCTTAGCAGCGGCGCACCGTCGCATCCCATTGCGCCGGGCGGCCCGCCTCCGGGTATCTGGGGCGGCGCACCTTCGCACCCAGATCAGGGCCTGCCGCCTCCAGGCGTGGGCGTGTGGCCGCCACCCGGCTCGCCGGCGCATCCGATCGCTCCGGGTGGTCCACCTCCTGGCGTATGGCCGCCTCCGGTTCATCCCGACCACAGCCTGCCGCCGCCTGTGAGCATCTGGCCGCCGCCAGTCGGGCCGGACAACACGCTGCCGCCGCTGCCGCCCGGCATCTGGGGTGGCGAAGCGCCGCCGCATGTCGATAACACCCTGCCACCGCCGGTGATCGCCGGTACGCCGGAGCATCCCATCGCGCTGCCGCCGGGCACCATCTGGCCGCCGCTCCCTGGGGTGCAGGGCGATCTGGTGATCTTGGTTTACGTGCCGTTCGTCGGTTACCGCTGGCTGGTGATCGATGCCGACCTGTCGCCGTCGCATCCCATCGCGCCGACGCCCGAACCGAAGTGAGTTGCTGAACCGCGTGTGACCCTCCCAGCCGGTCGGCCGCGCGGAACCGCAGGGGAGCTCTCAGGTGGAGTACCGTCTGCCTGAGAGCTTCTTTCCCTCTAGCCGTAGCGCCCGAAGGAGCGCCATAACAGATGAATCAACTCTTTCCGGCGTCAACGACTGTTGCGAACGCTGGTATGTTCAGCGATCCCAGCACCTATGGGCTCGTGCAAGGCGGGGCCTATCCCGATCCCAGCAGCCGCTGGCGGCTGCGTGGCGGTATAGTCGCGCTCAGCGAGACCACTCCCATGTGGGGCGGCTGCGCGGTGTTCGCCAACGTGCCCGGCGGTGCGCCGCCCAGCCCGAGCATTTCGCTGGGTCCCAGCATCGGCAAGGCAACCAGCGCGACGGGTGGTGCCAAGGCAATTGCCGGCTTCAGCGTGTTCGACCAGGCCTACAACATGGTCAACAGCCCGACGTCGACGGCGCCGCAAGCGCAGCCTGGGCAGAGCGCCAACTACTATCCGCTCGGCTCAGAAGCCCGCATTGTGGTGGCCTGCGATCCGGTTCTGGTCGATCAGCAGGGCCAGCCGATCTTCGCCGGCGGTAACCTGGCTTGGGACTTCAATGACCAGAAGCTGGTGCAGGCTTCCGGTGCCGACCCCATCACCAGCGGCACCTATGATCCGGTCACTGGCCATATCGTGCTGACCATGGCTGCGACGCCGGCGGTTTCGGTGGGCTCCAGCGTCACGTTGTCTGCACTGACTGGAACCGGCGCGTTCGCTTCGCTGAACGGCACTTGGCCAGTCATTGCGCCGCCGCCTACTGGCACCAGCATCAATCTGCAAGGTCCAGTCGGTTTGGCTGCCACGACCATCACCGGCGGTTCGCTCACCACTGGGGTGGCGCTCGGTACGCTTCCGGTGCCGATCCAACTGCTGGATGTGCAGGCGACCAACTGCGTCAATGTCTCCTACGATCCGGTGAGCGGAAACACCAACTGGAACTTCGGAGGTGCCTGCGCGGTCATTCAGATCTGAGGTGGCGGCGTTCAACATCAACTCAAGCAATAGGGATAGACCATGGCCCTGCAAGCCGGTGCCTACTCAATCGTCAACCCGAGCTTCGCGGAGCCCGAGTTCATCGTCCAGTGGAACCAGCCAAGCGGGTTCCCACATCTACTCAGTGGTGGCGGGCTCCGCACCCGTCTGAGCGGCGAAGATCTGCTGGTGTATGCCAAGCAGATCAACATGCGCACGAAGGTGGCGGCCAGTCAGGCTAGCGCCAACGAGCTGCCTGGCGTCGACATCTTCACCTCGCAGATCAGCACGGCGACCTACCGTGCGCAGATCCGCGCGGACTGGAACCATCACGATGTCGCAGCGGCCGGCGTCTGGGGCTTCTCGCTCCCGGAAGCCTACAAGCTGGGCCATCGCCAAGGCCACTTCCAGCTGGCGCGTGATGCCAGCTTGAAGGGCATGAACCCGCAGAACAACGAGGGCTTCCTCAACAGCCCGCGCTTGACTGTGGTGAACCTGCCGTCCGACCCGTACAACAACGTCAACTGGTCGACCTACGACAACGGCGCCATGGCCTTCTTCCTCAGCCTGCAGGTGCAGGCGATCAAGCAGGCAACCCTGAACCTCGGTCTCGCGCAGAAGTTCACGGTGCTTGGCCCGATGCGCGTGCTCGGCCCGTTCGAGTACAACGTGGTCGCTCTGACACAGTACCAGAACGAAGGCGCCGGTGTGTCGTCCACCGCGGGCGTGTTCGAGAAGATCGTCGGGAAGAACGGCGATCTGATCACCTGGGTGTACGACGACACGCTGCAAGGCGCTGGCGCCGCGGGCAACGACATCGTCATTCTGGTGATGCCGGATCTGAAGAAGCCGGAACCTCCCGGCGGCGGGCAGATCAACCTCAACGAGTTCGCCGATCTGAAGCCTGGCATGCTGGTCTGCAATACGCAGTACAGCGACGTTCCGGCACCGGTCGAGATCATGTCGCCGCTGGCCGGCGGCGCCACGGACTTCATGACCGAATGGCGGTTCAGCTCTGGTTGGCTGATTCGTCCGGAAGCAGGCCGTGCGATTAGCGGTCCGTATTGATAAGGAGAGGGCATGGCCGACCGGCTTTATCTTTCGAACTGCACGGCGCAGAAGCTCGACTTCTACTACAGGATTCAGTTTCTTGATCCTGAGCAGACAGTCACGACTGCGGCGCGGCGTGGCGTGCGACCGATCAATCTAGCGGTTGGTGAGCACAACAAGATCGTCAGTGTACCTGACGGCGCGCTCATGAGTATTGAGCCACAGTTGCTATCGTTCGGCTTCATTCCGAGCGAAGCAGTCAATGCGTCAAGCATGCGCACGATGGGCGTGATTCTGGGTGTGTTCTCCAAGAACCGCATCTCAGACAACGCGCGCATGACTGTCATCATGCACAATAGAGGCGTGAGGACAGAAGAGGGCCGCAAGCGGCGCCAAGACGCAGCCATCGCCAACACCGATCATCTTCTCGAGACTCTACGTAACGCCGGGATGCCTGAGAGTGGTCTGCCACCCGCAATGGTGGTGGAGTACGAGCAGGATGTCTCCAGCGAACAGGATGATCGTGGCCGGCTGACTGAGGGCATCATCGTTCGCCCTGACGCTCGCCCACCCAAGGCGCCACCGCGCCCGCGGGCCAGTCGAGCGGCACAAGCCAGGGCTGCCAGGAATGGTGCATGAGCATCATATCACCACCGCCGCCAACACCGTTACCACCGACCATCAATGTGGCAGACTTTGCCAATTGGCTGGTGACGTTTGTTGGTATTCCGGCCGCTGCTCTGCCGCCGGATCCGGCTGATAACCAGTACGTGATTGCTGCCTTCTGGGCGTCATACGCCAACGTCAACCAGAAGATCTTTTGCGCCAATCCATGGGAATATCGTCGAGCGCTCTACAACCTTGGCATGGATCAGCTGTGCAACTTCGCGGTGGATCCCAACCCGCTGCCGCCGGGCTATCCGATGTCGAGTATTACCGGCCCCGACGGTCAACCGCTGCCATACTGGGCTGGACTTCAGCAGCAATTCAACGTCAACGGCTTTGTGCCTGGCGTGGTGATTGCAACCAGTGACGAGTCAACTAGCGAGTCGCTGTCACAGTTGAAGGCCTACGAGAACTTCACGCTGGCTGACCTGCAGAACCTCAAGACACCTTGGGGCCGCACCTATATGGCTATTGCACAGGCAGTCGGCACGGCGCCCTGGGGCATCAGCTGATGACGGTTCTCCACCTTGGCGTCATCGATCAGCCCTACGCTGATCCGATGCCTGAGCCCAAGCGGGCACCCAAGGATCCCAAGCGCGCCAGCAAGCGGCCGCGCGGGAGGAAGGGTGTCGGTGGCGGTGGTAAGACCACCGGGGACATCGCTGAGATTCTCGAGAAGCGCTATGACATCATGGCGGGCTTCTTCGAGCTGCATGGCCAGGAGGTGGCCGACGCTCTGGCTGACGCGATGGTGGGCGCTCTCGAGGACGTAATGGTGGGCGCACCGGTTGCCTCGACTGAGAGCCTGTTGGCGCCGGCTATGGAAGACGTCGGAGAGAAGTTCAGAGAGTTTATCGACAAGGAGGAGCTTGCTTACCTTGAGGAAGGCGTGCCAACTGCGGCGGCGCTGCGTGGTGTAAGCCACAGGTTCAAACGACCTTATGCTCGCGGCCATCCGCGCCGCCCCTCTTTTGTTGATACCGGCATGTATCGAGAAAGCTTCATTGCCTGGGTCGATACTGGTTAAAGGAGATATCAATGCCTCAATATCCAATGCTTGCTCTCGTCGCTCGTGACCCGTCCGGCAAACCAGTCGCGCTGAAGGTGGATGCGGCAGGCAGTCTGCTGGTCTTCACCGGCACGCTGTTGGCGGCAGACGCTGCTGGCGAGGCCGATCCGAAGGCGGCGCCGGCGCCCGAAGGCGAAGCGGATCCAAAGACCGCTCCGGCCAAGACGACGGCCAAGGTCGATAAGGACGACAAGGACGAGAAGGACGAGAAGGCTGAGCCCCATAAGGGCGGCGCCAGCCATCGCTGAGTAGTATCGTGACGAACGTCGATGTCGCGTTAGAGGCTGCTAAGCACGGCGCCAATAGTCAGATGGCGGCCGCGCAAGCCGCCGGTATTGACGTTCTCAGTGGTGGCGAGACTATTGTCTTCACGTTGTATAAGCGGGTGGTACTGCCAATAGATGGCTTTGTCTTCTGGATCCGCGCCGATACGCTGGCGGCTAACAGCAGCTTGAACAGCTCACCGCTCAACAGTGTGCCGTTCAATACTATGCCGTCAGTCGCGTCTCCGGCTGGCTTCAAGCAGATCAAACCAAGCAGCCTGCATCATACAACGGTTAATGAGCAGAGCGAGGATGAAAGCTTTAGCCGGCAAACAATGACCTTGACGTGCCAGCAGCAGGTTGACTTCCTTACTGACATCGCACCGACAGATCTGTGGATAGCGGAGCGTCATGGAACTCGTTTTGCTTTCAGTCAGCGCAGCGGGTTCTATCGGCAAGCAAATACTTATCATTATCGTGGTGAGGCACTTTATCCTGCTCTGGAGACTCAGGTTATCGACTTTCCAGAACAGCTGGACAATCGACAGATTGTCAGTAACAGCTTGCCCATCTGGCTGCGTCTAGCCAATACGTTCCCAATCTATCCAGGTTTTCTTGTTCCTGATAACCTGCCACCGCCTTATGCATCTGTCCATATTGGCGATGATGATACTACGCCGATTCAGTCGTTCCCTTGGACGAATGCTATGGGCGACAGGTATCAGCTGGTCAGAGACTTCGTGCGAATCACTACCTATGGAGTACGCAACGACGAAATTCTAGATTGGCTTGAGTTCGTGACACAGTACACGCTGAATAATCCAGGCGTAATGGGTCTGATGAACTCGCCGATCAACCGCGATTCCAAGCGCGGGCAGACTGAAATGAGCATCATTGCTCAGAAGAAGATCATCACCGTTGAGGTTGATTACTATCAGACGCGGATAGTCAACCTCGCGCGGCAGTTAATCACCTCTGCTTTCATCGAAGACTTCTATCTCGATGACTACGTGCCAAGAGGGTATGACGGTATTCGTATTCTCGTTTCTGATGATTTCCGGATCATCACGAATGGTGGGATACGTACTGTCATCTTCTCCAAGGACGATATTCGTATAACGACCGACGGTGGTGAGCGGATGATTACCACGGGTCAGATTCGTACCTTGGAGCCCGATATCAACCCTTAACGGGAGCTCGACCATGAGCACGATTACCGCTATTGCGACGGTCAACGCTTCCGTCGTTCAATCACCGCAGCCCAGCACCCTTCAACAGACCGTTGCGCTGATCAGCCAGGGCGGCACCAACACGCCGCCCAATACGTTGACCAGCTGCGGGACCTTGCAGTCGCTCATCGCTACCCTGGCGGCGGCCAAGAACCTCTCGAGCTTGACATGGTCAGGCGGCATCGCTACCGGCGTCACATCGACCACACACGGCTGGACGGTCTCAGACGTCATTCCGGCAGTGATCGCCGGTGCTACGCCGGCTGGCTACAACGGCAGTTTCAACATCACTGTCAGTGGTCCCAGCACCTTCACCTATCCTCTGGCTGTCAATCCTGGCGTGGCGTCGGTGCCCGGCACTGTGACGCTGGGCAGCGAGGCCGAACTGCTGGCTATGGGTACCACCTACTTCGCCGGTAATGGCGTGCTGGCGGTTGATGTGCTGGAACTGGGTGAGGGCACGGTCGCCGCCGGCATCACAGCCCTCACCACCTGGCTGAACAACAACCCGAACTCAGCACCGGGCGGACCGACCATCAACTCGCAGTATGCCTATCTGATCCCGCGCGCGTGGGATGCCAACGCTGCGTTCCTTTCGCTGTTGTCTCAGTACGACGGCGTCAACAAGATGACGTATTTCTACGTCACCACGACGGTCGCCAACCGGGCTCGGTACGCCGGCCACAAGTGCGTGTTCGCGATGGTGGAAGCACCAGGCATCCCCTCCACTGAGTTCGACTGTGCATCGCCCTTGGGCACCGCTGCCAAGCAGGCACCTTCTTCATCCAACAAGGTGCCTCCGATGAGCTATGCGCCAGCATTCGGCGTGACGCCTTATCCGCTGTCTGGGAATCAGGCTACCTTCAGCCAGCTAGCTGCCGCCAACGTCAACTGGATCGGCACCGGCGCCCAGGGCGGGCTGCCCAGCAGCAACATCGTCTTCCAGGGCCAGATGTCGGACGGCAACCCCTGGAACTTCTGGTATAGCGCCGACTGGATGCAGAACAACGCAGCCATCGCGCTTGCCAATGAAGTGATCATCGGCAGCGCTGGCAGTCTGAATCCGTTGTACTACGATCAACCTGGCATCGATCGCCTGCAGAATCGTGTGGTGCAGATCGGTAACCTGGCGGTCTCCAGCGGGCTCGCGGTTGGTCAAGTCATTGCGACGAAGCTGGCAATTGCCGATTTCGCGGCCAACTTCAATGCGGGTAACTACGATGGCCAGCTGGTGATCAACGCCGAACCGTTCGTCGTCTATACGTCCGAGAACCCCAGCGATTACGCTGTCGGAAAGTATGCGGGGCTGGCCTGTGTCTATCCGCCGCTGCGTGGGTTCCTCAACATCTTCTTCAACCTGCAAGCCGTGACGTTCGGTTAATCACGCCAGAAGGACAGCTAGCAAATGCCCGGCAATCCACAGGTCCCGCTCGGCACACTGAACCGGGCATTGGTGGCCGTTCAAGTCGTCAGCAACCCTGCGCTCAACGCGACGCGTGGTTTCTTCGGTAACAAGATGGCACGCCTTACCTTTGAGGGCGCGACTTCTGACTACCTACCGGCGCAGACCGGCGCGGTGCCCAGCGGGCGCCTCTATCAGGTGGCAACTGTGCTGATCTACCTGATCAAGTCACAGCCCATAGCGGCGTTATGGGAGTCACAACGCCTCTTCGATTCCAATATCGGGGACGTTGTAATCACCACGGATGCTGTTACTATGCCGACCTACTACCTGGTCAACTGCATCCTGGACAACGTCGCTGACATCGACATGACTGGTGAGAGCACAGACTATCCGGTGCAGATCAGGGGGACCTACCCCATCAACGCCAATTTATTCTGAGGATAGATGCAAATAGACAAGCGGCTGAATCTCGTCATCATCTTGGCACGCGCCGATGAGGATGATGAGACAGACGGTACCCCGCCGCTCTACGTGCATTGCGCACCCTTGCTGCTGGAAACCGTTAAGACCTACCATATGGTCTTGGCAAAGACTTTCTCGGCGCTAATGAGTGAGCGCCTCAGTATAACCGCCGGCCCTAGCGTGGCAGCTTACACGCTCGAGGAGGTGGCTAAGAACACTTATCGCTCGCCAGGCGTTAACTGGTGGGACGGATTTGACGGAGTAGAAGCTGGTCTGCTGAGCGAGATGCGCCGATTGGCCAACGTCATTTCAGTAAGACCAGATGGGGCTGGCTGGGGCCTCACTCCGCTGCAAGTTGCAATTGATGGCCAGCCACCGCTCATCAGCCCTGATGAAGCGATGGAGGTCTTGAACCAGATTGCTTTTTTTACTGTGATCTCTGCGATCGCACCAGCAAAGGACCGACCGAAGTTGATCCGCGGAGCGGCTTATCTGTTCGATGGGCAGACCTCATTATCGAACTGTACGGAATTTCTCAGTTCCTTGAAGACATTGACAATGGACGAGAATTCTGGCGAGAAGAACCAAACTGTGTCAGTGCCACACTAGCTTGGTTGGCATCTCCTCTAGGCTGGCGCATATACTTCTCTGAGACCCGAGGTGGTGTTTGGGAATTCTTTCTGAGCCCGCTCATGTATCGCAACAGGTTCGTGGTTGAGGGGTTCAGGGAGTTCATGGAAAGGCGCGGCCTTGCCTAAGTCAATCCTCGAGATACAGGTCGATGATAGTCAGTTTCGAAAGTATGTCGAAGCTTTCGACAAGTATCGTGACCAGCTTAAGCAGATGCCTGGGCCTTGGCAGGAGACCGGCGAATCAATAAAGCTAGGCGCGGCCGGCATCGCGGCGATGACGGTCGCCTTGGACTTGCACTATGACAAAGCGCGCAAGCTTGCTGAACTTGAGGAGAAGGCAGCTGAGGAGCGCTTGAAGGCTGACGAAGAGCACAGCCGTCAGCTTGATGAGCAAGCTAGCAAGGAAAAGGAGGCTGAACGTAGGCGCGACAAGGCGATCGAGCAGACCAAGAAGATCGCCAAAAATATGCTCGACATCGGGGTGTCCATAGGCAAGTGGGCTCTGTTCGGCGGTGCAGCGTCGTTGGTAGCCGGTGCCTTCACTATGTGGGGGCTGGACAAGTTTGCGGCAGGCATTGGCCGTGAGCGCGAGATGGCGCAGGGTGTGGGTGTCTCTATTGGCGAACGCCAGGCACTCAATGTGCAGATGTCGCGTTACTTTAATGTCAACTCTGTGCTTGAGAACATTGCAGAGTCGCGGGCAGACCCAGGCCGACGCGCTGTGTTCGCGGCGATGGGTATCAATCCGCAAGGTAAGAGCAACGCCGACTTGGCGCTAGAGATGGCGACGAAGGCGCGGGAGCTTTACCAGCAGAGTGGAGGTAACGAAGCTTATCTTAATGCCCGCAAGGTTACGCAGATCTTCACGATGGACGAACTCCGCAAGATGGCGGCAGCTCGTCCTGGTGAGTTGCCCGCGAGCATAGCTGCCACACGCAGAGACGTCGGCAGGTTCGGTGCCTTGTCTGATAAGGACGCTGAGATCTGGCAGAAGTTCTCAATCAGGGTTAACGAAGCTGGCCGCTTTATTGAAAATGTGTTCATCGACAAGTTGTCGGCTCTTGACAAGGCCGGCACACTAGACAAGATAATCGAAGGCTTTGAGAAGCTTGCGATACAGGTCGTTGATAGGATTGACTTCAACGCGCTTGGTGAAGGTTTAGGCAAGTTTGCTGACTACATAGGCAGCAAGAAGTTCCAAGACGATTTCCAGACATTCGTAAACAGCGTTTCGGCTATTGCTTCGAAGATAGTGGCCGGGCTTCGTTTAATGCATATGATTCCTGAGGCGTCTGATTATTCAGAGAGGGAGGGCGTCAGGAAGGCGCAGGAAGCAGCAACCAAAGCGGCGATATTTAACGCTCACCAGGATATTCAGGCGACTCGACTTGAGCTGCAAAGAGTCCAGCATGATCCTGGTTGGAGTCCAGAGAGACGTCAGAAACGCATCGCTGAACTGCAAGTTCAGCTGAATGCTCAGATTGATAAAGTCCAACATTTGACCGGAGGTCTGGCTGATATCTATGCGGCACGTATAGCCGATCAAAGAGCGCAGGCGGCTGATGCGGCTCACGATGCTGCGGTTGATGCTCAGGTCGCAGCAGGCAATGACGGCGGCGGTGCTAGAGGCATTCCCGGCGCTAGCGGCAGAGGTGCCAAGTCTCGCGTCAGTGGCAACGACATAGCGGCTATGCAGTATTACATGAGCCGTGGTTGGTCGAAGTACGCAGCGGCAGGCATGGTTGCCCAGCTTGACTTGGAGAGCGGCAACCGCGCCAATCCGCCAGGATCGAACGATTCGGGTTTGGCGTATGGTTCGGCGCAGTGGCATGAGAAGGGCGTTGGTCGGCAGAGCCGGTACAATGCGTGGGCAGCGGCCAATCAGTTACCAGATCTGCGACATTCGACGCTTCCGCAACAGTGGGCCTTTAGTGAGTACGAGGCACGGACCTATTATGGAGCGGCATATGCGGCAGCCCAGCGCGCCGGTAGCGCGGGCGCAGCAGGCCAGGCGCTGACGCCCTATGAAGGTCCGGCAGACATCGCCCAGCGTAACCGTCAGGTGGCTGTGCGGGCTGAGATCCTGATTCACAGCAATACCGGCAGCGCGGTGGCGCCCACAGTCAACGCGGCGTCGCAATGATCAGCAAGGATCTCATAAAGGGCAGTCGATTTAGTGGCAGCGCCGCTAAGTTCTCTAGTGATTATGAGATCAGTCCAATCATCTTGATGGGCGGCAATAATAACCTGTCGGGCAGCAGTGTGCCTATTGTTAATCTTTTGCAGGCTGCTTCATTTAGCCAAGGTGTCACGAGCGCAGTAACACCAGGTGACAATAAGCTGTTAGGTGATACAAGTATCAACAATGCACAGGCGCCTACGCAGGTCTTCGCTCGTTTCGTAGTACCGCCCGGCGGTACATTGATCGATAACGATGTTGCTCACTTCCCATTGGCTAACCAAGCCACAGCAGCTAATGCCGTCATCAGTAAGCCGCTGAAGATCAACCTGCGGATGATAGCGCCGGCCAGTCACGCGGTTAGCTATAGCGCCAAAAAGGGCGTAATGACTAACCTGCAGAATGCGCTGGCAGCGCATATCGCGGCAGGTGGATGGTTCAATGTAGCGACGCCAAGCTTCATCTATCAGGGATGCCTGTTGCTCTCGCTACGCGACGTCAGCCAGGAGATTCCCGGCGGGCAGGTGCAGACCGAGTGGGAATGGGAGTTCGAGCAGCCGATCATCAGCCAGGCTGGCGCCGAACTAGTGATGAACCAGGCCATGGCAAAGCTTGGTTCAGGCACTCAGACGTCTGGTGACCCGCCGGTGGTCGATCCGCAAGCCAATGTGGTGGGCGTGGCCTATCCGCCGGTCGGACAGAGCATCATTCCGTCAGCAACGGCACAGCCTGGCGCTAGCATAGCGCCGTCGCCAGGGCAGCAGCTTCCATCGTCGTCATCTAATAAGGCTGTATGATGACGACTATCATAGCCTTTCAGCCACAGCCCACCGAGCTGTTCGCAGTCACTATAACTCTGGATGGTGACCAATATAACCTGATCACGACGTGGAACGTGGCTGGTCAGCGTTGGTATATCAACATTTATGATCAGCAAGGCAACTTGGTTCTTTGCAGGCCTATGACGATGTCACCGGACTTTAGTGATATCAATCTGATTGAATACTATTTCAACAGCACGCTGGTCTTTCGAAACGGTAGCAGTTCGTTCGAGGTTTCACCTTGAGCCGGTTCTACAAGATCGACATCAATAACGGCCAGTACGTCTTCACCAACCAGGTGAATGGCAAGCTTGATTCTGGTGCGTTACGGGTCGAGCTTCAGCTTGAAGCGACTTCGTATGCAACGCCGACCGGACAGAGTAGTGTCATCCTGTGGGGTGTTCCGCTGGTAGAGAATGCGGGCAAGTCTGGTAACAAGCAGAAGGGTGGTGGCAGCGGTAACATTCCCGGCATCTCGCAGGCCAGTGATCTCAACAACCTCGACATTGAGATTTCAGGTGGCATGCAGGACGGTCTGCCGTTCGCGACGCAGAACGTAGCCGATCATCAGCAGGGCATATTGACCAAGGGCTATATTCTGCAGGCCTACGGCAACTGGATGGACGTTAATCAGTCAATCGGTCTAGTGGTGTCGTCCGGCATTAATACCACGCAGGCCGATCCAGCTAATATAGTGATAAGCTGGAAGAAGGGCCAGAAGCTTGCCGATGCACTTGAACAGACGTTCAAGACGGCCTACCCCAACCTCAAACCAGACATCAAGATCAGTGACAACTTAGTGCTTCCGTCCGACGAGGCGACTCAGTTTGATACTGTGCAGGCCATGGCGCCATGGGTTAAGCAGATCTCTAAACAGATAATCGGTGCCACTTATCCTGGTGTCGATATGTGGATAAGCAACGGCGTCATCAAGATCTTCGACTATGGAACCAATGGAGACTCGCCTGTTCCCATTAAGTTCGTCGATATGATGGGGCAGCCTACTTGGTTGAGCTCGACCGAGATCAGCTTCGCAACGGTGATGCGGGCAGACATCGATATCGGCACCTACATTAAGTTGCCTGAGCTTTCCGCGCAACAGTCGGTCACCACGCCGCAGTCTGACTCGCAGTACCGCAACAAGAGCGCCTTCAAGGGTACTTGGCAAGTCAGCCAGATCCGCCACGTCGGTGACAGCCGGGCGGCCAGCGCGCTCAGCTGGGTGACTATCTATCAAGCTTACAGCAACCAGCCTCCTGAGGATACCTCCTTCACGAGTCCGCCTGCATCATGAGAGCCTCGACACGCATTATCAATAGTGGTCAGTTCTTCAACGAAGGCACGACCAAGACACCGTTGGCGCAGAGCCTGCACCGTCTGGCCACTGCCAAGGCGAATGAAGTTCAGGCACAGCTTGGCGTCAGCCTGCCCTGCACAGTCTCGGCCGTGACAGGTACGATTGACGGTTGGAAGCTGTCACCATGGATCGTGCAGATCAACTTCGAGGTCACTGGCAAGACGTTGCCCAAGCTGGTGGTGCCGGTACTGGCGCCGCCTTACATCGCCTATCCCATCCAGGTCGGCGACAAAGGCTTAGCCATAGCAGCTAGCGCGCGGTTGGGAGCCCTCACAGGCCTTGGCGGTGGCACGCCGCCCAGCATTGATGAGACACCTGGTAATCTGAGTTGCCTGAGCTTCGCGTGGCTTGGCAATGCGAGCTTCACCAGCCCTGACCCACAGGCGATCTGCCTGCTGGAACCGACCAATAACTGCCAGATGCTGGTGGGGCCGACGGGTGTCGTTATTCAAGGCACAACTGGTGACCTGAGTGTTAGCGGTAGTGTCAGCGTGGGCAACGGAGCAACCGGTTCGTTCACAACGCCGAGCGGTCAAACTGTGATGGTGCAGAATGGAATCATTACCAATATCTACTGAAGGCGCTACGCCGGTTGCAATGCCGCCGTGCTTCAACCTTCTGAATACCGTCTGGTTTGATGCTGTTTCGAAACAGGCTCATGCTGCGCAGAACGCAACTGAGCTGCAGAATCTCGTCAATACCGTGTACAACGACATCGCGTTGTTGAACTCGACAATCAGCGGCCAGGTTGCGTTGCTGCAAGCGGCCGAGGCGCTGCTGACGCTCAACTTGGTCAATATAACTGACGTGATTGGTTGGATCACCAGCTTCGTGGCCAATTACTTGACGCCCGCGCTAGCGCCTCTTGCCAAGTTGCAGAGCCAAGTGACTGGCATTGAGACACAGATGACCACCCTCACCAGCACGATCAATACGATCGCAAGCACTAAGTTTCCTGGAGTCACGATCAACTTCCCGTCGCTCGCGACCTTCTGCTCGATCTAGGTCATGCGCACCTGGGGTCGCGACTTCAATACTGGCGCCTGGATCGGAGTCCAAACGGACCCTTCGGGCAGCGATGATGCGGTGTGGCTCACTACGCTCGCGCAGACATTGCTGCTGAACCGGGGTGAGTCGCCATTCTATGCTGATCGCGGCATTCCATCACAGCAGTCAGTCATCACGCAGTACATGCCTGATTACTATGTGACACTGACTCAGCAGCAATTCGCTCCGTTCTTTGCATCGTTGATTATTAATCGACGCCCAGGCACTGGCACAAGCGGAATCAATCCGCCAGTATATGATGTGAATGTCACTACCAATCTCGGGGTTCAGTTACCGTTTGACGTGACGTTCCCAATCTGACGGAGTGCTGTTCTGTGGCTGTTCCTATCAACATCACGGTTGACAGCACAGCAGGCGCGCAGCCAACGCCGCCTGATACGCTTAACGCGAACCTGATCGCGATGGTGGCGCAGATCAATCCCGGTTACACGGTGTTACCGGCGGGATTGGTCGAGGACCTGTCATCCACTGCCACCTATGCGCTCTATCAGATCGACTCGCTGGTGGTCGATCTGATCAACTCGATCTCTCCGACCACCGCGAACCCTTGGCTGCTGATTCAGCAAGGTGCGGCTGTGGGCGTCCAGCAGGGCGGTGACACCAACACCAGTGTCGAGGTGGTTTTCACCAACGCATCGGCACCAGGTTTCGTGGTGGCCGCGGGCGTGGTGGTTAGCGATGGGACCAATCAGTTCACGGTGCAAGATGCTGGCGCGATCGCGGCCGGAGGCTCGACGCAGCCGTTGTTCTGTCTAGCCAACAATCCTGGTAACTTCGCCGTTCCGCCCAATACGGTCCAGACCATTGTCACTTCCATCCCGGGCGTGACACTGACTTGCAACAACCCAACGCCTGGGACGCCTGGTACAGGGCCGCAGTCAGCAGCAGACTATCGTGTGCAGGTCTTGCAGGCCTGGCGTGCCGGCTCGCAGGGCATGGGCAGTTATCTGCGCACTCTGCTTGAGCAAGTGCCAGGCGTGCAGGCGCGCTTGATCGCAATCAGACAGTCAGGCAGCGGTTGGGAGATCATCGTCGGTGGTGGCGATCAGTACCAGGTCGCGCAAGCTATCCTGCAAGCGCTGTTCGATATCAATAATCTGGTTGGTTCGACTACCGTTAGTCGAAACATCACCGTCACGCTGAGCTATCCACCCGACACTTATCGGGTTCTGTTTGTGCAGCCGCCGCAGCAATCGGTGACGATCCAGCTCAACTATTCAACTATCTCGCCCAACTTCGTTTCGCAAACGGCAGTCGCAACGCTCGGAACGCCGGCGATAGTCAATTACATCAATTCGATCGTAGTTGGGCAGCCCATCAATCAGTATGCCATGGAGCAGGCGTTCACCAACGCTATAGCCAACATCCTGCCTGATAATCTGATCAGCAACATGACCTGGGCTGTGTCGATCAATGGTGTTTCAGTGCCAGTATCAGGCCTACTCTACAACGGAGATCCTGAGTCCTACTTCTTCGCCACTTCAGCTAATGTGACGATCACGGCAACCTGATGAGCGAAGATCCTCAACCGCGCGATGGCATCATCATTACTTTGCCTGGAGGTGGGCCAGCGCCACCGCCTGGTACACCGGGCGCTTCGAGTCCATCGAGCGCGCCGCAAAGCTTTCCGCCAGGTAGTCCGACCACAACCAGGAACATCATTCCGGCGTATGCTTATGTTCAATATCAGGATGACGATGCTGTGCAGGCGTTCTTCGGCGCCTATAACGAGTACACGCAGAGTTATCTCGATTACCTGAACAACCTCAATCTCCCCATCTGGACCAGCAGTACGATTGTCGGATCGATGCTGGATTGGGTGGCTCTGGGCATCTACGGGTTCATAAGACCGGTATTCAGCATTGCTGGTGGTGCAGGCAAGGGGCCGCTTAACACCTGGCAGCTGAACACAATCCCGCTCAATACCGACCTTGGTGGTTCGGCTTCTTCGTTCACTACAGCCAACGACGACATCTTCAAGAGGGTGTTGACGTGGCATCTCTACAAAGGTGACGGCAAGGTCTTCGACGTGCAATGGCTGAAGCGCCGTGTCGGCCGCTTCATCTATGGAACGAACGGAGCAGATCCGCCCGTCAACCCGTATGCAATCAGCGTGCATATGACAGGGCCGTTCGCTGCGACCATTAACGTGTCAGCTAGTCAGCCCGCGTCAGCTATCTTCACTCAAGCCGTCTCGCAAGGCGTGCTCGAGTTGCCCTTTCAGATCACCTGGACAGTGACGTCATCCTAGGCATAGAGACTCATGGCCAAGTTTATCTTCGGTAATAACGTCTCGTCCACGCTGGCCACTGCGGCGGCTGCAGGCGACGTGACTTTGACATTGGCATCTGCGGCCAACTTTCCGGTCCCTCTCGCAGGCCAGCAGGCAGCGGCCACGCTGGTGGCGGCAGGCTCAACATCTGGTGTGCCAAACGAGGTCATCTACTACACCGGTGTTAGCTCTAACACGCTGACCGGTGTCCTGCGTGCCCAAGAGAACACGGCGGCTGCCGCTTGGGCAGTGGGTGCTGTCGTCGCATCGCTATGGACCAAGGGTCAGGCTGCGGCGCTGGCGCAGCAGATCGACGTTCAGCAACAGGCGGGTAACTACGCGGTTGACGGCGGCACTGCGAACGCTGGCGCTGTGACGCTTAATCCAGTACCGACTAGTCAAGCCTCGCTAGTCGGTGTGCCGATCCGCGTCAAGAAGATGGGTTCAGCCAACACTGGCCCTTACACGCTGAATGTCAACGGCTTTGGTGTGCAGCCTGTCACGTTCCTTGGCGTGCCGATGGTGGCAGGTAATGTCATCGCCAATGGCATCTTCCAGGTCATTTGGGATGGTTCAGCGTACGAGCTGATCACACCGACGCCCACCTCGAGCGCACCTAGTGGCCCGGCGGGCGGCGACCTGACCGGTAGCTACCCGAACCCAACCATCGCCGCAGGTGTCGTCACTCAAGCTAAGCTGGCCCTCAACTCTGTCGGCTCTGCGCAGATCATCGACGGTTCGGTTAACACAGCTGAGATCGCCGCCAACGCGGTCACTCAGACGCAGCTGGCCGCCAACTCGGTTGGCACCAGCCAGATCATCAATGGGTCGATCACGCAAGGAGATCTCGCCAACGCTTCGGTGGGCACGCCGCAGCTGATCGTCGGTAGTGTCACTAACCCTGTGCTAGCCAATGCCCCAGGTCTTACGCTGAAGGGCAACCTGACCACCAGTACTGGTCCTGAGACGGACAACCCCGCGGCCGCCGTGTTGGCCTTCCTCGGTATCTACATACCGACTTACGCCCAGTTCCAGAACCGCCAGGGCAACGGCGTTGCCAGTGGCGAGGGCAACATGAGCCAGGGCACCTGGGTCAAGCGCCTGCTCAGCTATCAGAATCCGGCCAATAACATCCCTGGCATCAGCCTGGACACTGCCAACAGCTGGATCGATATTGGCGCCGGCACTTATCAGGTGCGCGCCATGGCGATGGGCAGTTCGTCCTCGGCGGTGGTTGACTTCTACCACAGGATCAGGCTGCGCGACGCCGGCAACGCCATAACGCTGGCACTTGGCTTGAACAACCAGATCACTACTACCGGTGCAGTCATTAGCTATCTCGATGGCTTGTTCACACTGACGGGCAGCACTCAGCTTGAGTTGGACTCATGGTTTGCTGGTCCAGGCTCAGCAGGCGCCACCATTGCTGCGATGAATACTGGTGAGCCAGAAGTCTACAGCACTGTCTTCATAACAAAAGTCGCTTAAGGTGTGCCACGGGTTGCTATAGCGTAGCTGAGCTCCCTGACGGTACGCAGCGTGGGCTCGTTTAGGGTTCTCATCGCCACGCAGAAAGATAGCACGAACCCATGAGCGATACCGAAACCCACCCAGAACCGGAAGCCGAAGTGAAGGCCGACGAGCCCGAACACATGGCCGACACCACCAGCACCGAAGCGGTGGTCGAGAAGATGGCCGAGGAAGAGGCCGACGAGGCCGAACCCGAGGAAGAGGAAGAGGAAGAGTCCAAAGAGGACTAAGCCTCGTTAAGCCCCACCAGCTGGCATGACTGGTGGGGCTTTTCGTGACTGCGTGCGGGTCGCTGTAGGCCGCGCACAGCGGCGATCAGCTTGCAGCGTACATGCACGGCGGCAAAATAAGAAGCTCGCTGTAAGCCCGAGAAAGCCACCCCTAGCGTCCATGAAAGCTCTGTGCGCTCAGCGTGCAGAGTTTTTTAGTGAGCTGGGCTGCTCGTCAGCGAGCAGCGCTTCGACTTCGGTCACTAGCTTGAGGCCGATGAACAGCGTGTGCCGGCGGCGCATGACCTTAACTTCCTTGCCAAGGACTTGTCCCTGCTCGGGCTTCTCAGTCTGGCGCCAGAAGCGTGCTCCGACCACGTACATGCGCTCACCTTGTGCGGTGCTGACGTACACGACGTCGCCGGTGTTAGGCGGAGATTCGAAATCGATGACGAGCGGTCCAACTTCGTTGTCGAATAGGGTCTCGACGAGCATGGAGCTTTCCTTCGAAGTGAGAGGTCCGCTAGCACCAGCAGGTTCCAAACCAGCATGACGAACAGCACCAGCAGCTTGATCAGCAAGTATGCGCACCTGAGCGCGCATACCGCAACGATAACCGCGAAGGCGAAGGCACCCAGCAGCGCCCTCATCCAGCGAAGACCAAGGTGTGCTGGGCGCGGGTGAAGGCGACGTAGGCGAGATTCTCCTCTTGCTGCATCTGCCAGGCCTGGCGCGCGGCGCGCGACGGGCAGCGCGACGCATGCTCCCACAGGATGACCCGCTGCCACTCGCGGCCCTTGCTGCGGTGGTACGTCGCCAGCACCGTAACGTTGGTTGCGCCGTCAGCGAACAGGTTGTTGATGAACGCGACGACGTCCTCGACCTGCGTTTTCTTCTGCTCGATGCAGGCGTTGCAGATCTCAACCAGCGTAGCGACGCGGTCCTGAACCTCCTCGACCTTGGACTCGTTGCCCTTGGCCTGTGCCTTCTGCACCTCCCGCGCTTGGTACGCATCCAGACGCTGGAGCAGCGCGTCGATCGTCGCCACCTTCCAGCGGCGCGCCAGATTGATAAGACCTTCGCCGATTGCGCGCCCCTCCACCTTGCAGGGCTTGCCTGCGCGGATGAGCTTGTAGGCGGTTTCGATCAGCGGCGCAGTGTTCCGGCAGAGGATGGCGTCCTGCGGGCCCACCGTTTCCAACAGCGCCTTAATGTCGGAGGTATGGATGACCTCCCCTTCCGCTGCTTCCGGCGCCGCTTCGATGTCCGGCACCAGCTGCTGGGCGAGGCGAACGACTGCCTTCGGGCAGCGCCAAGTGACGGACAGCGGCATGACCTGCATGCCCATCTCGCGGATCATGCGCGGCATGGCCTCAGCGTCCGCTCCAGCGAAGCCGTATATTGCCTGCCGGTCGTCGCCCACAATGATCAGCCGCCCCGTGACCTTGAGGAACTTGCGCACCAGAGCGATTTTGCTGGGCGACCAATCTTGGCTCTCATCCCCGATGATGTAGTCCTTGCCGAACTTGACGCGCAGGTTCTTAACGAGCGGCATCAAAATCATGTCGGCGAAGTCAATTGTGCTGGTGTCGGCCAGCGACGCTTTGTAGATCAGCTGCGCGGCGGCAACGACGTCGTCCGCCTCGGAGGTGTCGTCCAGCCCGTTGACGTCGAAGTGATCAGCGAGCTCGTACCAGGCCGACGTGTTTCCGATCTCCTTGCCGTTGAAGAATCCGAAGCCAGCGTCCTTAGCGTAGCCAACCAACTGATTGATCTGCGCAGCGTACTGGCGGAACACGGGTGCGTTCTGCGCGTCGATCAGCTTGCGGACCTTTTTGTCATCCACAGTGGGCTTGAAGGCGAACTTCAGCAGCCCGAAGCCCATGCTGTGCAGCGTGGACGCCATCACCTGCCGCCAGTCCGTGTGGCCGGCCTTCTTCAGCTTCTCGCCCACTTCGTCAGCGATCGTCTTGTTGAACGCGCAGACTTGGATCTCAGCGCGCGGATGGGCGGCGACCAGTGCGTCGACTGCCATCAGGATGGTGCTCGTCTTGCCGCAGCCGGCGCGGGCCATCAGTGCGATGTGACCGGTGCTGCTAAGCAGGGTGTCCAGGAAGGCTTGCTGTTGAATGGTGGGGGTCATGCTTCGTCTCCGTTCGCGTTTGCAGCCACAATATGTGATAGAACCGGAAACGATTAAAGCGAAAAATGTCGGTAACAGAAAAAGATTCAGCTCAGTCCTTCGTCATCGTCCACGCTGTGACCGATAGCGATCACCAACGCTATGACCCCTCCCACGATAAGCACAATGCCTGTCGCGATCCAGATCATTTTTCCAGCACGGCGGCAATCTCTTCGAGGAGAGCTGGATCGTCCATCCAGAGCTCAATCTTCCTCAACAGCGCCTGATCGCGGGCGTGAGCGATGAGGAGAATTTCGATATCGCTCATCATCGGATCGTAGTCTGGTGGAGCAGCGCACACAAGATAGAAGCCCAACCGTTCTGCGGCGGCCTTGACTTCGGCAGGGGTGGGGGCGTCGATCATGATGTCAGTTCAATGTCGAGCTTGGCGATCATCTGATGGGCCGGCTCTAGCTCTGCCATCATCGGCTCATAGCTGGAAGTCCCATCGAATTCGCTCGAAATAAGGCCTTCGAGCGAATACAGCACGAACTCGAGCGCATCCTGCGCCTCTCTCAGCAGCGCCTTGTCGCGGGCGAGGATTGCGTCAGTAAGCTCGTCGATACCGAACGAGCAGCACAGCGCGTCCTTCTCGACCTGATGAAGGACCAGTGCGCGTATCTCTTCTCTCGAGTTCGTCATCTTGTTTCATCCAGGCGCTTTTCGAGCGAACGTTGCAGGTGATGGAACAGGTCACGCTTGTAGGCGTTGGCGTCGCGCTTGCCAGGCTCGGGCCTCCAACCGCGATCCTGATTGTTCTCGGCAAGCTTGAGATACTTGTTCCGCATCTGCCGCGAGGCGAAGGCCAGCTGGGCAGCCTCCTCGCGTGTGATGGTCAGCGTCAGCTGCTCGAAGCGCCGGCCTTCTTCATTTGGAGTGGTCATAGCTGCTTCCTCGGGCTGCGCGGCAGGGCGTCCAGCTTCGTGTAGATTTGCATCAGGCGCTCCCGCTCGCCGGCGTTGAGGTCAGGATCGCCATCGGGATCATCTGACATCATCAGAGCCTCGTAGGCGTGGATGATGAACTCGTAATCGCGCGCATCGGTCTTCGAAGGATCGTCAATGAGCCACTGGGCACAGAGCCACAACCTGCCGTTATCATCCTGGCCTTCATCTTCGTCGTACGGCAGGTTCAGCACGAACACGAACTCGGCGGCACGCGCTCGGGTGATCAGTCCAGTCTTCCAGGCCACATAGTTAAGAACCAGAGCGATAGGAGCCTGCTTGATGTCGGTGATCATCTTGATGCCCTCCTGCTCGGCGAGCCGGTAGAGCATCCCGTTCGCACTGAGGGTATCGTAAAAGATGTCGCCTTCGACTGAGTCCTCCTCATTCGTCGATTGCCAGAGCCGACGGTAGTAGAGCGGCATGTCGTTCGGCCGTCCGTTGCCACCGCCTTCTGCCCAGATTCGGTCGTGCAGGATCTGCACCTGCTCGATGAGCTCGGGCCGTTCGATTGGATCGCGTGTGTCGGTCATGCTTTGTCCTTGGGGCGACGGCCCATCATCTTGCGCGAGTGCGCAGTGCCGGTGCGTCCCGATTTGGAGTGGTGGGTCGGCTTTGCAGCTGACCCGAACTTCAGCGCTGCGCGCAGCTGGCGGCGGCGCTTCTGGGTGTGGCGCTTATTGCTGCTCATGCCTTCACCAGGTGGCCTTTGTGCTCGACGACGCCGAGCTCGATATTGCCACGCATGTGCTTCGGGATGGGCTTGCGCCAGCGCGGGCCCAGGTGCGTGTCGACATACTCCCAGCCCGGCGCGTTGGGCGGGTAGGGGAGGTGGCGGTAGTGCGCGCTGACGTCGTGCAGCTTGCGGCTGTGCAGGGCGAACTTGCGGCGCACGTAGGCGACTGGGTCCTTGATCCGCTTGGGCAGCTTGATGGTGACGAACGAGCGCGTCTGCCGCGGGTGCGAGCGTCCGCCCTTCCCGATGAACTGGCCCGGCGGCCGGTTGCTGGCGCTGACCTCCGCGACGGTGTTGAGGATAGCCAGCGCGGCGACCGACAGCCGCAAGAAGCCGAGCAGCTCACGGACGTGGGTGCTGAACTCAGGATCGGTCATTACGAAGCCGGGATGCAGAGTAAAATGCGCGCGACCCCGCAGATGATCTAGGTGTGTGGCGTCGCTACCGTAACCCCATAGAGCTTTGAGGGTCTTGGCGTCTTGCTTACCTTCGGTCGGTGACTTGTGAAAGAGAAAGCCCAGCGGCCAAGAGAACACCTCATCCTTCGCTGAGCCAACGAAGTGCTCAACGCAGTGAATGATCATGCTCTGGTCGTCCCTCTTGTGGGCGAAGACAGCCATTCGATGGTGTGGCTTGCGCTCCTCGTATGGCACGCCATCGACCTTGTGCCAGTACTGGCCCGCCGGGTTGATCAGCTCGCGCTCTTTGAGCATGAACTCACTGGGCAGTTCGATCCAGACATGGTCGGCGGCAGGCCAGGCGGCATTAGCCATTAAGGCCATGTGCTCGGGATCGGCGATTCCCTGCTGGCTGCTGAGCCGTACGACCATTCGGGTAGCTTCCTCATCGAGGACGAACTTGCTGGCCTGCTTGACGATCGGAACGAAGAGAGTTGAGTCGATCAGCTTGTTGCCAAGCTTGTAGGTGGGCTGGGCGATGAAGTCCTCAGCCAGCATGCGGTCTGAATGGCGGGTCATGACGGCTCGTAATCCTCCGGATGCTCGTCATGCAACTTGGCGTGCATGAGCATAGAGGCTTCTTCGTCCGCGAGGTCCTGGAGCTGCCCTTCGGCCATCTGCCCCTCGTCGATCCACTGGGTGACGGACAGGTGACCGATCACTTCCAGCGCTGCCCACAGCTTGACGTGGCTGCTGATCAGGAAGGCGTCGTACTCGTCAGGGTAGCCGGGGTCTCCGTTCGGCATCGTGCGGACGCCGGGAATCAGCTTGACGGCGTAGACGTCCCAGGTGGGCTCGTTGGTTCCGGCGATGTCGGTCTGCTGCGGGCTGTATAGCTCGAAGCTTCCGATCAGCCAGTGTTCCGGCTCGTCCATTTCAACTGGAAGGTTGAAGGTCTTACCGAAGTCTTTGATGATGGTATAGTGGTCTTCAGACATCTAGAGAAGCTCCTTTCGGCTTCGAGTGAGACAGCTTGTATGCGCGCCTATCGAGGCGATGTCAATTGCGAAGTCCCATATCCCTGATCTGCAGTTCGAGCTCGAGGCGCGGCAGGTATTCGCGTCGCCAGCCGCGTCTCGAACGACGGATCTTAGCAATGCAGTTTTCGATGTGTCCGGTCTCCATCTGGCTGATCAGCAGCTTATGGCCCTCACGGGTGACCCAGATAAGTTCGAGCATGGATCACGGCGTATGACTCAGCCATACCATGCCAGCACAGCCCAGCAGCACAGCGATCCAGAAGGCTCGCACGGCTAGGGCGGTTTTTCTCGCGCTGTAGCCCGGCGCCGCACTGAGCCTGTACAAAGCCACGGCTTGCAGCGGGCGCAGCTTGCGCGCCCTTACAGGGGCGCGCTTGTGCTTGAAGTGATGGAGGAGAATGTTCGGCTGCATGGCCTCAGTCCATCCTGCAGACTTCGAACGACTTGTCCGGCTGGATGATGGCCACCCATGCGCAGTCGTACAGGCGAATGATCTCATCGCGCAGATGGGCCTCGGCGATCATGGGCAGCGGTGGGTCGCCCGGGTACTTCAATCGTCCGTCGTTCAGCATGGTGAAGCCGGGCATTGGATCCCAGCCGCCGCCGTGACCATAGTTGGCGTGAGCCTGCTCCTTGGCTGGGCGCGGATCGCGCTCGCTGAAGAAGAGCGGCAGAAAGCCGATCATCTCGTCGGTGGCTTGGGGATGGAGAGGTTTGAAGTAAAGCGGCATGTCTGTCCTTCCTGCTTTAGGTTGGTCGTAGCGCATTAAACACGATAACTGCGATGCCAATTACCGCAGCATAGAGGACCGCGCTGATTAACGTGCCATAGATCCAAGCTCGCCAAGACATAAGTCTTCCCTCGTGTCAGAGCTAGATTAACGACATAGTTCGTTTCATCCAAGCGTTATCTGCGCTTATGGCTCGTCTGGCTCGCCTGGTTCGAGCGCTTTGAATAGGAACGAACTGCCCTTCTGCCAGCATTGGACGTGCCCGCCTTGCGCGGCACGCTCCAGCAGCTCGGGATCGACCCAGACCTCGCCGCCTTGTGCCTTCAGCACACCCCAGAGGCCTTGCAGCGCCCGCTCGGCGCGTATCCTTAGAGCATGATTCTCAATCTCGAGCTGCTCAATCCGAGCAGCATCAGCTTCGGTCATGCTCGTGGATCCTCGCGTATCTGAGGCAGCGCTGGCAGTCGACCTCTTTCAGATCGCTGCTGATCAGCACGACAGGGCCGCCGCCCCAGCCACGGCGCTCCCAGGTTGTCTCGTCACGTCGATGGATCATGATGCCGCAGCGTGTTACGGCGTTTTGCCGCTCGGTAGCGGGCTCGGCTAGGAGGTGGCGTCTAAGCGACGTCGTCACCGATGATGCCGATGATGATGGTGCCGGCGATGATGGCGTGGATCTGGCGCCGATGCGGGCTGTACCGGACGCATCACCGACAGACGGTGCGGATCGGCGTGCGGGATGGTGGTGGCTTCAGCCTCGCGGATGATCCGGTAGTCGCTTTGGCAGAGCGTCGAGTAAGCGACGATAGCCTCAGGGACAGTGAAGGCGTGAAGCGGCGGTAGGTGAATGTCGGGCGCTAGCTGCGGCATCAGCAGCAGCGCGGCGGCAGCGATGATGACTGGATCGGCCATAGATGTCTCCTTGGTAGCTTAATCGACGCGGCCCCTCCCGGGGGTAAGGGGCAGGGAGGAGCCGCGCCGACCAGAGCCCGCTCTTATGGGCTAGACCAGACCGCAAGGTGGGGGCGCGCGGCAGGTCCAGGCGGGTATCTCAATTCCGCGGGTATTTCGGCCCTTCCTGCGGATTGGGGATCGGTGCCATCGTGCCCGGCGCCGACTGCTGAACGCCTTCAGGCGGCGGTGGCGGAGGCGGCGGTGCAGCGTAGAGGTACTGTGCCGGTGGCGGCGGAGGCGGCGGCGGTACGAAGGAAGACGGACCCTGCGCCGCCTGCGGCGTCGGGCACGGCCGTCCGACCGCCTCGTATGCCTTTCGGATGTCTTCGGCCTGACAGAGGACGGCTCGCGCCGCTTCCCGATCACCGGTGAGGCTGGCGACCTCGCGGGCGTCGAGGCGCCGGTTGCAGTTGTGGTCTTCCCAAGTAGAGCCGATCGATAGGCCCCAGCCCATGCCGGTGCCTGACATGCTGGACGAGCCCATGCAGGTGTCGGTGAGCGTGGTGGTCAGCGCCGGGGCGCTCACCTGTGCGACGGTTTTGATGTCCGCCGTCGTGTGAGCGGGCACGTTGGAGTTCAGCGTCACCTGCTGCGCATTGCCGGCGTTGGAAGCTTGGTTGTTGGCGGCGGCGTTGGACGAGCCGCCATTCGAGGTCGAGTTGCCGCCCTGCGCGGACGAGGTTGAGCTACCGCCCTGGCCGCCGGTGGCGTTCGAGTGCGAGAGCGAAGCCGAGTTTGACTCGGAGTTGGAACGGCTGGTGTCGTTCGCCGATGAGCTCACCGGCGCCGCTGTGACGGTAGTTTGCTGGCCGCCGTTGTTGGCGTTGGAGAGCGAGCCCGATACGGCGCCGGACGCCGCGTTGGAGGTCGAGGTCTGCGGGCCGACCGTGGTGGTCTGCGGCCCGTTGGTGTTGGCGCCGTTGGAGTTGGTATTCGACTGACCCTGCGTCTGAGTCTCGCCTTGCGCCTGCTGGGCGTTCGAGGCTGCGTCGGAGGTCGAAGTCTGCTGGGCGAGCGCTTGGCCGCCGAGCAGGAAGAGCGCGACCGCGGTGGTCGCTAGGAGTTGTTTCATGTATCGCCCCACCTAGGGTGTGAAAGGAAAAGTGGCGGGGAGAAGCTAGGCAACTCCCCGCCACCCTCGTCATCGGCCCGTTCCGCGCAGATCGCTTTCAGAGGGCAAGACGCGCGGTCGTATGCCGAAGTCGACTTAGTGCGCCAGCGCCGCAGCGGTGCCGAAGCCGCTCTGGAACGAGAAGCCGCCAGCGATGGAGGCTTGGTTCGAGCTGGAGGCGTTGGCGCTCGAGCCGGTCGTGGTCGTGTTGGCGGCGGTCGTCGAGAACACCGGTTGCAGGCTCAGCGCCGCAGAGGTGCTGTGCGTGGTGTTCGTAGCGGCCGAGGCCGCGACCGTGGTGCCAGGGCCGGCGGCCACGGAGAACGTGCCGGAGGCGACGCCAGAGGCTGCGGTCGCCGAAGTGGCGGTGGCCGCAGCGGCCATGCCGCCAAAGCCGATCATCGCGACGACGGCAGCCGCCGCAAAGAGATGCTTCATGAAGTGTATTCCTGTTTTTGGAAGACGCAATAGAATGGGTCTGCGCCAGTCCCCCACCAAACAACAGCTTGGCCTTAGCTGTGTAGCAAGCAGCATCAGCGCCGACAAACGATATTTTTGTGAAAAATATACGGTCACTGCTGCTTTTTTAAGCCGCACTATTCTTGTTGATCATCGGCACTACATTGTTGGTATTGATGATGCCGATGTCGTACCCGATGATGCGCAGTGTAGAGCGCATTTTACCGAGCTGTGGCTTGTCGATCTTCTTCTCCAGCCAGTGCAGCAAAGTGCGGGGATGCGGCCCACAGCGCGCGTGAATCTCCTCGAACGTGAAGTCACTGTTGCGGACGAGGCTGATTACGTCGTCGCGGAGGTCCTGATAGGCCTCCAGCTCCGCCCTCTTCTTGCGGAATTCGCGTTCCTCGGCTGTAAGCGTCTTCTGAGTCTTGGGCATGATTAGTGAGTCCTTCCTTCATGGCGCTCGATCTGAGCGTGCATATAGTGCCAATTGTCTGTGAAGGTCGTAGTGAGATCTTCGAGAGTAATCGGCTCGACGACGTTGTCGATAGCGATGATGATGATCGCAGTGGTGAGAACGGCAATAGCTTCGCCGGGATCCTCACAAGAGGCCTGCGCCCATTCGAGTAACTCGTTGATCTTTTCGGCGGGCACTTTGACGTCTTTAGTATCCATCATCGCCTCCAGGCTTAGATGCCCCATCGCGCCTTGTAAAGACGCTTCCGTTCGGCGTTAGCCTCGTTGAACGTCATGCCCAGAATAGCGGCAGCCTCCTTGATGTCCTGCATTGATATTGCATCCATCAACAACTTTGCAGCTTCCTCTGGTGTGTACTTAGCAGCTTCCACCGTCTTTGACGGGACCGAGCGCTTTACCAGATAAGCTTTGAATCGAGCCATTCGATAATCATCTGGCATAGAGCTCGGGCCGCAGGCGCTGCGCGATGGTGTGGGCAGCGAGGCTGAACATAGCGCTGTCCAACAGCTCGCAACCAGTCTGCCTGGCTGTAGCTCGAACGGCATCGCCAATACGGATGATGTCCTTGCGGGTCTTGGCAGCACGGACTTCCTCAACCATCGCCTGCGCAAGGACTACGCAGACGACGCGATTGACTCGCTTCCACGTAGCACGGTCTGCGCGGCGGTACGCCTCGACGTAGCCGTGGCTCTGCGCGTACTCCCATGCAGCGTCCCGGTTTGGGAAAGCGCGGCTGTCCGCGTCTCCACGCCAGCTGCTACGGCCTGGTTTCCAATAGCGACTGACATTGAGGATAGCCGGCTCGCTGGGAACGGTGGTACCAACACTGACGACCCAGTTCTTATGGGTGACGTAGCCGTGCGGTGCAGGAATCTTCATGTGTCCTTCTCCCAACTGAAGCGGCGCACCGCCAGACGGTCCTTGCGCCGAGCGTAGGCGCTCTTCATCAGCTCCGAGCGCTGCTCGAACAGCTTAGATGAGATCTCCTCGGCCTGCGTGTGGCGAAGGAACGAGCGATGAGTCATCTGATTATCGCTATTCTTGATGACCGATCCACGGCGGCGTGTGTGGTTGGTCATGACACCAACTCCGGACGGGAGATGAGCGTCACCTCGGTGTCGCAGTTGTGGCAGAAGGCAGCGTCGAGCGTGAGACGTAGCTCCCAAGTCTGAGAGCCGACGTCCCAGCTCGCCCAGGCGTCGCGCACAACGTCCTCGCCGCCGCAGTCGCCGCAGATCATGCGGACTGGCGCATCATCTGCCACGGTTGCCCTCCGGCGCTCTGAGTACCGCGTAGCCGCCGCGGTGCCTCCATGCGTACGAGTGGACGAGCTTGGTCTGGCGCTCTAAATCCCAGGCCTCCATGCGCGCCTCGGTCATAGCACGGTCGCGTTCCTGCTCGCTGCTGGAGGGGAAGAATTTGACCTCGATCCAGTGAGTGAGGGCTTCCTCAGGTTTTGGCTTTCTCATCGGCTGGCCTCCCATGGCAGACGGGCTTCGTCTGTTTCAAGGAACGTGTGTAGTTGATCTTTGGTAGCGAGTCCACTGCCCATGATACCGAGCGCTAGCCAGCGCGGTGAGATAGCTCCGTGCGTGATGGCATCGGCACGTCCGGCAGCCCAGAAGGCGTAGCCCGCGCTGCCGGGCACGGTACAATTGATGATGCCTGCACGGCCGCGCCAGTACGAGCAACGGTGCGACGCGCCCCCACGCGGGCAGCGTGGGCCGTCTTCGCCCAGCGGCGAGCAGTAGAACTCGCTGGTGGGGTCAGTGCCGAACTTGCGCCCTGATTCATAGCAGGTCTGCATTATCCGGTCTTTGAAGCGTGGCCTACCCACGGCTGTGATCCTTCAGATGGATGACGCCGGGCGGGCGCTGCCCAAGCTGCACCTGGTCGCTGATGCGAGCGATCTCCCAGGCTTCCTGGACCGGCGCGTTGGCGTCGTTCGTCCAGTCGTGCAGCGTGCCGGCGCGGAATGCGGCGACGTGCTCTTTGATGAAGATCAGCATCGGTGGCATGTGGTTCCAGGTGCCGGGGAACCGCATGGGGTCAGCTGTGATGATCTGCCGCGCTGCCGGGCGCCCAGTAGCGAGCGCCAAGTCCGTTGGGCTCCAGGTGCGCAGCACCTTGAAGCCGAGGCTGCGCAGCGCTGCGCGGGTGACGTGCCGCGGCGTGCCCTTGCTGTGCTCGCGGCCGGCATCCATGAGCGCCATGTGAGCGGTCTCATAGCTGATGTCCAGCACCCGAGCGAGGGCGAGGACGCCGCAGTCTTTGTCCTCTCCGAGGGCGGCGGAGATGTCCGCCGCCCGGTCATGAATGCTGCTCACAGCGCCACCCAGACTTGCTCGTTGCCAGCGCCGAGGCGGTGCGTCTGCTTCCACGTGGCGGCGCGGGTGCGCTGCTCAGTGAGGTAGCGCTGCATGCGTTCCAGGCGCCCACCCAGCTTGCGCAGCTCGTCGGCCTTTAGCCTGTCGAAGTTGTACACGCCAGGGAAGAAGCGCGCGTCGGCGCGGATGACTGCAATTACCTCGTCGAAGTTAGCGCGGGTGACGTTGGAGCCCCTGTCGATGTAGGTGCGGAGGATGCTGTTGTACTCCTTGCTCGTCCAGACGTAGTAGATGGAGCGGCGCTCCGCTTCGACTTCCGCGATGTGCGCGGCGAGCTTATCGACGGACGCTTGCACGAGCTCGATTTCCTGCTCCAGGGCGTCCTTGCTGCACTCGAACGGCATGTGACGGGCGCCGTGGCAGCTTGCCGTTTGGACGCCCTCGTAAGGACGCTGGTACCCGTGGTGGGCAATGAGGCCCGTTTCTGCGAAGATGGGGCGGGCGCAGACCTGGCAGGTCATCTGCGTAGCGGCCTTGGCGGCCTTCTCCGCGACCAGCTCGATCTTGCGCTGGGCCTTCCAGGCCTGCCAGTCGGCGTGGGCTTGGGTGCGGGCGGCGCGGCGCTCTTCGACCGACATGCGGTAGAAGCCGTTGGGCAGGAACTTCTCGTATTGCTGCATTAGCAACCTCCTTCGTTTGACAACGCAACTAAACGATAGATCAGCTATCCGGGTAAAGCGGTTATTTCAGATTCTGAAAAGAAAGTGGAGGGCTTGCTCGCGCCGGCGCCCTCCGGACCGGCTGCAACGGCGTGGACGGGCCGGAGACGAACTCCCGCCCACGCCTGCGATCGGTGTTACTTGATCAGCTTGGCGTTGCTGCCCTGCCCGACTTGGCGGTTGAGGCCGACGTCGTTGCCCGCCCGGCGCCCGGCGTCGTGCGCGCTGTAGTTGATGGACGCCTGCTGGCTGCTGCCGCCGCTGTAACGGCGATAGTTGGTGCCGCTGCTATGCTTGCTCTTCTGCTTGGGGTCGTGATGGCGGCAGTGGTACTCGACGGACCATTTGGCCGCGTACTCGAGCGCGTCGTCCAGATCGGTGCTGGACAGCGCGGCAGCGACCTTTTCCAGCGCTGCGTCGCGGGCGACCTGACCCAGCAGCGCCCGGTCAATGACGCCCTTGAAGGTGTCCTTCATCAGTGCGTCGCAGGAGGCGTGATAGGCGTCTGCCTTGCGGGCCGTGACGAAGCGGTTGCGCGCCGTCGTGCCGGGCTGCAGGCCCATGCGAAAGTCCTCGTTAGCGCACTCTTCCGCCTCGGCGTAGTCCGCCATGATGGGCACCAGCGCTGTGCCGCTGCTGGCGTTAGCCGTCGTTGCAGCCTCGGACTGAGCGCGGAGGGCTTCCTTGTGCTGGGCGCGGACCCGCTCGGCGATACGCCCGGCGCAGCCGGCCTTAAAGCTCATGGCGTCCTTGCTCATCTTCTTGCGGTAGTCACCGCCGACGTAATCCTGCGCGAGGCGCTCCGTGGTGGTCCGCAGATACTCGAACAGCTCGGTGGCTCCGACGATGTTCTCTTCCCGTCCGATTAGCTCGTAGCCGATCGTCCGCCAGGCGCCCTTGATCCACTCCTGCTTGGACGTGACGTAGCAGAAGTTGGCGCTGGCCACCTGCGACATCAGCGACTTCTGCCAGGCGTACATGGCGGCGCCCTTGACGCCCTCCTTGCGGCGCTTGATGACCGTTGAGGTGTCGTGCGACGCCTCCACGGTGGCGAGGCTGATGTTGTGCTTCAACATCCATTCCTGCGCCTTGGCGGTGGCCAGGGCGCGTTCGTTTTCCGATGCGGCGCCGTCCTTGCTGAGGTTGAGCGCCTTGCGGATGCGGGCGACGACAGCGATATCGATTTGGGTGTTCATGTCGTTCATGTTGGAGAGCTCCTTTAGCTCCGTTGACGTGTGTACAGCTTATGTGATAGACGATATCGGTGGCACAAGCGAAAAATTATCGCTTTGGCGGATCCATGTCGAATTTCCCGGCGTCGGGGTTGTGCTTGGCAAGATAGTCCTGCCAGCCCTGCTCGCTGCCGGGCATGTCGGTGATGATGAAGCGCCGCCAGATGCGCTCGGGCACCGACCAGGCTGGCACGAAGAAGATGTACTTGAGGAAGCGCCGCACCATGCGGTGGCTGCCATCCGCGACGATGTGCGAGCCGTCGTCGCAGTCGAACATGATCACTGGCTGCTCGAGCTTCTCGTCGGACTGCCGATCGAAGTGCTCTTCCTCGAGCCCGTTGCTGCTGGCGATGGCAAAGATCAGCTCCTTGGTGAGCGCCACGTCGATGACTGGCAGCTCCGACGACTCAAGATATGTACGCATGCGGGTCATCGCGAAGTGCAGCGTGGTGCCACGGCTCCGCGATGACCAGCTGTACACCTCTTCCCATTTGGCCAGCTGGTTGATCGAGATCAATCGAGGACACCCCTGATCTGAATGAGCAGCGCGTTGGACAGCGTGTCTTCCGGATGTGGCCCAGCCTCGTCGAGGACAGCCTGCAGGACCGCACGCAGCTCGATGGGCTCGGTGAAGCGATGCGGCGCTGCCAACATGATAAGATGCGGCAGCGCCGCCTCTAGCGCTGCGCGTGCGAGCTCAGCGGCCTGTACCGCCTCTAACGCCAGACGGGCCTGTAGCACGGCAGCAGCCGCCGCAATGGCGCTGTTAGCTTCAGGTGAGAGCTTGTAACGCTTCATGGCGCGAACTCCGGGTGATGCTTCAACGAGAGCATTCCAGCAGTACGGCCTTGGACGATGTCGCGCAAGCCCTGGCCCTCATGAGCCAACAGCGAGTAGTAGGTGCTCTTCAGCAGAGCGACCTTGTGATAGCCGCGGTCGAAGGCGAGACCGAAGTAGTGCCGCTCGGCCTCTTCATCGATCTTCAGAGTCGGGTCGATCACGTTGCCGTCATCGTCCACTACGAAGGCATGAGGAATCGGTATTCCGAACGAATAGACGTAGCCCTCGGCGTAGGTGAGCTTGGGCGAACGACTGCGTTGCGAGCGCTTAGCAGAGTTCGAATAGCACTCCTTCGGCGTGCCGCGCGGACCGAGGAAGGTCTTCGGCGTTACCGTGAAGACCCGCCCATGCTCAAGCATGAAGCGCTCAGGCGAGATCTGGCCTGGCTTCAGCATGGGGGCTTTGACCAAAGCGTGGATCTCGATAATCTCGCGAATGGCTTCGATGCTCACGACTCTTCTTCCTCCCGGCTTTCGATGAAGAGAATCAGGTCGGCGAGCTCGCTGTTCTCCATGGGGCCGAGCTCGTGGTCGCGCATGGTCTCTACCGTCTCAGCCGCGAGCTCGTAGAGCTTGGCGCGAGGCATAGCGAGCAGTTCGGTCTTTCGATCAGTCATTGGTAGCTCCTTCTGACTACTGACGACAAAAGGCCGGCACGAGGCCGGCCCTTTGCGGAGGTGG